GCCGAGAAGGCGAAGGCCAGCAAGCCGGGCGTTGACATGCTCGGCGGCGGAAACGGCAAGTCGACTGATGTCGGTGAGCCGCTGGCCGCGTTCCAGGCTCTCGTCGACGAGAAACTGAAGACCGGCCTCGCAAAGTCCGATGCTATTCGGGCTGTCGTAAAAGAGCAACCGGAGATGCACGCGGCCTATGTCGAGGCACACAACGCCAATGTTGGTCCGTCGTCTTATCGTGGCAGCCGGGCCTGAGTGAAATCACAACGAACACGCCAAACAAACCAAGGAGACAAATCATGTCCCAAATGGTAGACGGCCCGCGAAAAACCTTTATCGCGAGCGAAACTGCGGGGGCTAACTTGCGATGGTACGTCAGCGACGCATCGACCAGCCCGCCGACTGTCAGCCTGTGCGATGCGGCTACGGCTAGCGTCGGCGTCAACGAAGACGCCGTGCTGGCTGTCAGTGACAAGGTCACGCTCCTGCTCTCTAACGCGAGCGGCACCCGGAAGATGGTCGCCGCCGGTGCGATCACTGGCGGGAACCAGGCTTTCGCGGCGGCCGATGGCGAGGTCGCCAGCAGCGGCACGATCCTGGAGGGGACGGCCTTCGAGACGGTTACGACCGACCAGGACATCCTCGAAGTGATGGCCACGTTCGGCGAGGACGTCGACGAGGACTGGGCGGATGACGAATTGCTCGAATTCGGCACGGGGGATGACGCGATCCTCATGTGGTCGACGGGCGACGCGGATAACCATACGGTGGTTGTTGGGCTTGGCGACACGAACAATGCCCTACACATCACCGACAAGGCCGCAAGGGCTTCGGACTGGGCCGTGTCGGCCGATACTCACCCGACCATCTACGTCCATAGCAACACGACGCCGATTACCGATTACGTCAAGTTCGGCGCCCATGATGGCACCGCTTGCTGGCTCGGGGACGTAGTGGGCGGCACCACGGCCTACATCGGCTTCGACGGGCTGGAGTGTCTCGAATTTACCGAGACGGCCAGCGCGGTGAACCATGTCGGGATCGTCAACGCCGCCACCGGCAACAACCCGATCATCCGGGCTGAAGGCGAAGCCGATACCGGGCTCACGTTCGCCAACAAGGATGGGGAAGAAATCCTGATTCTCGATTCGGTAGCCAGTTCGGTAAACGAGATCACGATCGCATCAGCCGCGACAGGGAACAACCCGACAATTGCTTGTACTGGCGAAGCCGATACTGGGATCACGCTCCAGAATTCTGAGGGCGAGGAAATCCTCATTCTGGATTCCGTTGCTACGTCCGTCAATGAAGTCACAGTTGCTTCTGCTGCTACTGGGGGCGCTCCTTCGCTGGCCGCAACAGGGGACGACACCCATATTTCCCTTGAACTTAGCGCAAAGGGAACGACCGGAGTAGTTCAGGTCACCGATCCGTTCGTGGAAAAGATGACGCTATCGGCGACGGCTGATACCGCCACAATCACCGTCGCACAACTACTCACGAAGATCCTCGACGCTACTCCCACCGCTGCTGCGACCTATACCCTCCCGACGGCCGCGAATCTGGTTGCGGGTATCACCGACTGCAAGGTCGGTGACAGTTTCCGGTTTATCATCAACAACAAGGGCGGGGCCGGCGACGATATTACGGTGGCCGGCGGAGCCGGATCAACAGACGATGGAGTCCTCGTTGTGGCGGATGGCGAGATTCGAGAGTTCATCATTGTCGTAACCAACGTGACGGGTGCCGCCGAGGCATACTTGACCTATGGAATCGGAACCCCAGCATCCTAACGACAACTAACCTGGGTCGTGTGGTTTATTCGCACGACTTCCAGGGCCGCCCCGGGATTGATCCCCCGGGTAGCGACCCACATCGCTTGGCCTGTGGGGGCCGCGCGGGGAAACCGCCGGCCCCTTTTTTCATGGAGACCAAGCTATGCCTTCCCCTTCTACGACTCTCAGCGGCTTCCGTCCCGACCTCGGGATGCTGTTCCAGTTTGATATGGAGATGAACCGCAACGGGTTCATTGCCAACCGCGTGGCCCCAGTAGCCGACGTGGCCGACCAGAAAGGCACGATGGGGCTGATCGACCTGAAGCAATTTCTCAAGGAGCCGCAGACCGGTCGTGACTCACGCGGCAACTACCAGCGCACCGGGTACACCTTCGAGGACTTCACTTTTGAGACCGCGGAGAACGGCATCGAATTGCCGATCGACCGGCGGCGCGCTGCGATCTATCGCGAGTGGTTCGACTTCGAGGCAATGTCGACCCGCATCGCGCTCGATCAAGTGCTACGTGCATACGAGTATCGCGTGGCCAGCCTGCTCTACAACGCGACCACGTTTACCAGCTACACGGCAGCAATAACCGAAGAGTGGAACGATTGGGGGTCCGCTGTCCCGATCACCGACGTCACCAAAGGGAAGCGGGCGATGTGGGAGGCAACTGGCCTTTATCCCAACGCGCTCATCATCAACAAGCGGCAGTTCGATTCCCTCCGGAACAACTCGACGGAGATCATCGATAAGCTGGAGTCCGGCGGTGCCGGTCGGTCCATCGAGCCGGCCCTGATTACCCGCCAAATCTTGGCGAACTGCTTCGACCTGGACGAAGTGATCGTCGCGGACTCCGCTCGCGATTCGGCCAACGAAGGCCAGGACGTGTCAATCGCTCCGACGTGGAGCGACGAGTACGCGATGCTCGCTAGGTTGGCTCGAACGTCGAACCCCGAAGAGCCCTGTTTGTGTCGCACGGTCCACTGGAGCGAAGACGGCTCGCAGATTGGCGGCACGATCGAGATGTACTACGAGGACTCCAGCCGCGGCGACGTGGTACGTGTTCGTCACGAAACCGAGGAGAAGATTTTCTACACCGCCCTCGGCTACCTGTTCAGCAACGTCATTGACGCGAGCACCGGAGACGACGTGCCGTAACCATGAGCAGTGCGTTTGATTCACTGTACGCAACTAGCGAGCCCGTCTACTCCTCACTGTTTGGCGAGACGGTCACGCTGCAACGCGGGTCGGATTCGACCGCAAGCGTTTCTGCCTCATGGACGGGGCAGGGGTCGGAGATTCAGACGCAAACCCGAATGGGGGTCAAAACTTCATTTGTAGACCGCGAATGGCTCGTGGCCAAGGCGGATTACGTGATCGACGAATCAGCCGTCACGCCCGCTGCCGGAGACAGGCTGGTTGATGCGGATGACGTGACATGGGAAGTGATGAGCCAGCCCAACATGCCGGCGGCGGAGAGCTATGCGGGCGGGCGGGAATGGCTGTTGCGAACGAAGCGGATAGCGAGTGCCTGATGTTCGGAACGCAAGTGCAATTCAAGGCGACGCCACAACGGGTGCAAAAGGCAGCCGACAAAGGGGCTTACCGCAGCTTCTCCCACGCTGCCGCGAGCATCCGCAAGGCGGCTCGCAAGAGCATCGAACCACGACGGCGAAAGCCGGGACCGCCCGGTGGTCCTATTCGCTCGAAACGCGGCCGGGGTGGTGGACTGGCAAAGCGTGCGATCCTCTATAAGGCCGATAAGGCAGGTGCCGTGATCGGGTTTGCAGCGAGCAAGATTGACCAGGCGATGCAAGTACACGAGCACGGTGGAATGCGAGGTGGCACGCGATTTCCCCAACGGCCCACCATGTATCCGGCGTTACAACGAAACCTAGCCCGATTCCACCGTGAGTGGAAAGGGGCGATTTCTTAGGAGTAGATCATGTCGAAGAAACGCAAGGGCCACGAGATGGCCGTCTATTACGGGACGGCCGGAAGTACCGCAAGTACCCATATCGACGACAACCTTGTGGACGCCGATCCGGGTGGCGCTGATTTTGATTTCGTCGACCTGCCCGATCGTGGCGACGGCTCGGCATTGCCGGTGATGGATGAGTATCCGGTCAAAAAGAATTCACAGCCGACATTCTCGATGGTCTACCACGACGGCGATGCCAACATGACGGCTCTCTTGGCGGCGGCAGATGCAAATCCACCGGTGGGCAAGGCGTTCCTGTTCAAGCGGGTCGTCGCGGGCGAAGTGGCGTTTGACGGAGATTGCTGGATCAAGTACAGCAGCCCCGGGGCGATTGCAGACGGGCAAACGGTCGAGTTCGAGTTGCGCCCGACCTCTGCCTACGCCCGCGATTTCATCACGACCTGATGAGAGGAGACCGGCATGATTCGTATAACGAAAGCCACGCTGCGACAACTCAATGCGGCGACGGGCAAGCTGGATGCGGATTCGGGCGACGTGTTCCAAGGGTTCACCGGCCGCCTTGAAATGAGCGACGGCCTATATCATGGCGAGGTCCACTATACGGCGGCCGGCGACAATCCCCCTGAAGACACTATTTCCGTTCAATCAATCCTTGGCCTGGAATCGTCGAGCGAACTCGACGACGACATAGGAGGAATAGCAGATGGCGACTCACACACTTAAACTCGGGGTCGATGGCTCCGGCGTAGCTCGGAACAAGGAGATCTCGTACACGCAGGCCGGCGTAAACTTGATTGATGGCGAAACCGTCGCTGATAGTGAGACCGACTTTGAAATCAACTTCGATCTCGACGTTTCCGCCTGCGTGTCATTCTACCTCGAATCAGATCAGGACGTGACTTTCGAGACCAATTCCGGGGCCGCGGCGGATGACACGATCGCCCTGAAGGCCAACGAACCCTATGTATGGCACACCCAGTCGTACGACTCGTTTCTCTTGGGCACCGATATCACGGCCAGTGTCTTTATCACGAATGCTTCTGGATCGACCGCAACGATCTACTGTGTAGCCCTGTACGACGTAACACCGTAGTGGATGATTATCTGCCGTTCCTGTGTCCGGCAGCACACTTCGCCCCGCCGGTGCCCGACCCGGTGGGGCGTTTTTCCTATCGGGCCGGGAGAAAAGAGCATGAGCAAATTCACCGACGCACTGGGGCAAGAGTGGCGGCTGGAATTCGACGGGTTCCTGCTGGATCGCATCGCGGCGGAAGCCAATGTCGACCTGGCAGATCTATCGGCCGGCGGGATGTTAGCCATCGATCGAGACGTCAAGGCGTTGGTCCGCGTGCTATCGGTGGCGTGCGACGAACAGCTCAGGGAACGTCGCAAGCCGGCTGCCGAATTTCAGAAGCAAATTCGCAAGGAAGCAATCACGCGGGCGCGGGGGGCGGTGATGGAGGCCCTCGCGGATTTTTTCCCGGAGAGCGAATGGTCCGCGATGCTATCGAGCTTGACGACGCGGAAGAATCAGCCGGAGATGACTCCGGAACAACTACAACTCGCGGCCGGGTTCCTGAAGATGGACCCGGAAGTTCAGAAAGACGTGATGAGCTTGATTCAGCAAGAGATGGCGGATGGGAGTTTGCAGTCATTGCCGGATTCCGGGTCTGCACCCGACCCGGATGCCACGCCGCCGACGCCTGCCGACGACTCGCCGGAGAGTGCCGAGTCAGCCCCCGGGGACTTACCCTCCGAGACCTCTGGCTGATGGCTGTTGCGGCCCGCGAGTCGCGACGGATGTTGGCCCTCGACGTGCGGGCGATGGTCTGGCAGGAGAAGCGATTCGACGCCGAGCGGTTTATCAAGACTGGCCAACTGACCGAATGGGGTAAATACGGCATACCCGACACGCCAGCGATGCGAGAGGCGAAGGTGGCCGTAGAACGCGAGCGGGAAATGCACAAGCAAGCCGGGAGAGGCTGACATGGCAAGCAGAGCGGACGTCCAGGCGGGAAAAGCATTTGTCCTCCTGTACCTCAAGAACGACATGGGCCGTCAGCTTGGCCGGGCTTTGAAATCAGCGGGCAGCAATCTTCAGAGTGCCGGGCTCAGAATGGCCGGGATTGGCGCGGGAATGCTCGCCCCTTTCGTTATGGGAGCGAGAGAGTTCGCGAACTTCGACGCTGCAATGGGCAATGTGGCGACAATGCTGGACGACGTCGAAGGGTTTTTGCCGGGATTCACAACCGGCATCAAAAACATGGCCGTCGAGTTCGGCAAGACCAAGGATGATTTGGCAACCGGCCTCTACGACATCCTTTCGGCAACCGTCCCGCCAGCGCTTGCGATGGAACGGCTAGCCGCTGCAACGAAACTGGCTTCGGCCGGAAACGCGGAAGTGGGATCATCGGTCTCCGTGCTCAACACGCTGATGGATACCTACGGCGATTCCTTCAAAGATGCCGCCGATGCGTCGGATTTTCTTTTTGCAATCGTCAAGCGTGGACGCACGAACTTGACGGAGCTATCGGGGAGCCTCGGCAACATCATTGCAACTGCCAAGGCTGCCGGCATGTCGGTCGAGGACATGGGGGCGGCAGTAGCACTCCTAACGCGAGCTACTGGCGGAACCGACACGGCCTTGACCGCCCTAAACGCGATCTCCGCGACATTTCTGAAGCCAGCCACCGAAGGCGCAGCGCTGTGGAAATCGAAGTTTGGCGAAGCGATGGACGCCAATACGCTGAAGGCTATTGGCATGACTGGCGTGCTGGAACGGATGAGCACGCTAGGTGCCGGTGACATCGCCAAGATATTTCCGAACCTGCGAGCACTTCGCGGCATTTTCCCCGCTATTTCCAAAATGGCAGGATTCAGTGACGATCTTGCGGGGATGGCGGATAGGGCCGGCAACGTCAGCGAGGCGTTCGAGAAAATCAAAGGCCCGCTGTTCGACTGGAAGCGGGGCCTTGAACAGGGCAAAGAGGTCATGCTGGAAATCGGCAAGGCGGTTGTGACTGCCATTCTGCCGTATAAAGACAGCATTCTAGAGATTGGAAAATCCACCGCGGCCTGGGTTAAGGACAATAGTGGCTTGGTTGTGACCGTTGGCAAACTCGGCGTCGCCTTGCTCGCTGCTGGAGCGGCTACGACTTTACTCGGTGTCGCTCTCTGGGGCACAGGTGTTACCCTCTCGACGCTTGGAACGTCCCTTGCCTTTCTCATTGCAAATCCGGTCGTCCTTGGAATCGCAGCGATTGCAGCGGTTTTCGGGACTCTCGCGTATGCTGTGCATGGCACAGAATCCCGCGTCACAAATCTTTCCAACGCAATGTCTCGGCTGCGGATAGATGGCGAAAAACTCATAGCGACGGATAGAACGCGGCTTGAGCGATTAAAAGCACTGTCTGAAGCGGGCAAACTGAATGATGCACAGATGCAAGAGTCGAGAAATCTCATTCGCTTGTTGGAAGGCCGCTACGGTGATTTGGGGGTCGTCCTTAATGAGACAACGCGAGCAATCACGGGGCTTTCGGAGGCGATGGAGGAATACAATGCCAGGATGCGCGCGATGGAAGTTGCTCCAATCGTCCGAGAGATCGAAGCGCTACAGGCGGACATGGCGCAACTTCAGGCCACGATTTCCGACCTTCGAGCGTGGGACCCGCTCAAGGCTGCTGTGCTTGGCGCTGAGAATCAGATCGAGGGACTCGCGCAAACATACAAGGAAAAGGCAGAACAGATTTCCGCACTCCTGCTAAAGATTGGTTCCGGGGCTCCAGGTGCGGCAGCAGGAGGGCCTCCGCCATCCGGCGCAGCAGGAGCGATTTTGCCGCCCGGCGTGGGTGACGGCGCAGAGGAGGCTGCCAGCAAGATCGAACAATTCAACAAGCAGGTGACAGAACGCTTGCGTGACTTGCGGGTGCAGGCGATCCAAGATGAGGAATACCGAGCACTCACGGCAATCGAGGTGAAGTACAAAGCGGAGCGGGACGCTGCCCGTGCGATTGGAGCTGATTTCACGAAGCTAGAGGAGGCAAGGCAAGCCGAAATCGCGAACATGAAGGCTGGATTTCGTCAGCAAGAGGAAGCAGAAGAAAAGGCAGCGGCAAAACGCATAGCAGACCAACGGGCTGTACTAGAGCAGGATGTTGCCGGTCAGATCGCCAGACTAAAAATCGAAACGGGGCCGGGTACTGAGATCGAAAAGCGAAAAAAGCTCTTGGAGCTTGATCGACAAGATGCTTTGGCACGGGCGCGAGAGATTGGTGCAGACGAGGCGGCGATCCAGCGGCTATATGATCTGAAAGCACAGGCCCTTGGCGCAGGCACGACAAGTGCCGCTCGCGGCGTAGCCCTTACCGCCACCTATTCGGCCGCGGCTGCGCGAATCTCGGGATACCAGCCGGGCGGCGGCCCCGAAAAGAAGATGGCTGAGGGAATCGTTGCCATCGAAAGAAACACCAAAGAGTTGACGCAACTCCAGCAGGAATTTCTTGCGGGGTGGAGGGTGGCATAAATGGCGTGGACACTCGCACCTATCGTCGGGTCTGACTTGACCCTTGACCGCGACAAGCTGGTCATCGTCCGTAAGTTCCGCCTTAAGGACACCCTGCCGTATTCCGGGGGCGGTGATTGTTTCGACGTTGTGTCAGCCCTGGCGATGGAGCGGATTAAGGATACCTACCCGACCTACGGCACGCCGATGGGTACGCTGTACTGGAATTCGATCCAGTTGCACGAATCGTATTACGCCCAACTCTACGAGCTGAGCGTGACCTATTCGCCCTACGACAAGCAGACGGGAAGCTACCTGATTCGTGTCGAGCATGCGGCCGGGACTGCCAAGGCGACGGCAGGAAAATGGCTTGCTACATACCCAACGGCAGAAAGGCCGGGGACAGACAGCAATAAAGGTGTGATTTTTAACGGCCAGGAAGTGGTAGGCGTCGACGTTCCGTTCAACCAGACGCGAATTGTGATTTCTTACCGGCATCCGCAGATGTTTCTAAACCACGCATACCTGCGAGCAATCGGAACGCTTGTCGGGCACCCCAACAATGACACATTCCTCGGGTACGCCCCTGGTGAAATAGCCTACGCGGGTGGCAACGCGACGGAGTCGGAGTGCGAGGCATCGGCGGAATACTCGTTCGAGGTGTCTCGCAACGAGACGAATCTGGAAGTGGGCGGCATCACCATCACTGAGAAAAAGGGTTTCGACGTTATTTCCCCGGTGTACAAGTGGGGCACAGCCGATGACGCGGGCAGCAACACAAAAGTGATCCGGCCAATAGAGTACATTGATATCATCCGGCCGCGCGGGCGTGAGTGGATGAATTACGTGTCCACGTTTGGCTGGGGTGGTCCCTAAACGTAGTCCCAAAAACGAAAGGTAATATCATGGGCGTTGAGTTCTTGGACGATGGTGGCATACGAATTCCGGGCAAACTCTTTCATGGCAACCAGTTTTATCCCCCGATCGACTCCGATCAGATTACGCAGCGGAACCTCCAAGAGGACGTCATCGACCTAGCGGTTTGCCGGGTTCCCGTTGCCCGTGTCGCCAACGCGGCCGGGGTCGGCATTACCGGGACCGCGGATAGCTACATTACCTCCGTCGAAAAAGTCGGGTCGATTATCAAAACGACAATCCTGATTGAAGTGGATGGCCTGAACAGCGGTGGAACCGCCGACGACGTTGTGGGCGCCGACGGGGCGGGGGTGGCCCACCTGGGGCAGATCACCGCCGCGGTGAACGGTACAATCTTCGCGGGCAAAATCACTTGCCTTGAAGCCCCCACCGGAGGAGACCCGGACATCGACCTGTGGTACACAGACGACGCCACGGGCGTGGAGGATACGCTCGTCACTGCTATGGCGAACCAGGTCCAGTGCATCGATCACGGTGACTGGACCGGCGCGGAGATAGACGTTTTGACCGCGTTTCCGGCCGCTGACAAATACCTCTACCTTGCGA